AAGGGGCAACTACGTCCTCCTTAAACTCCAACGGCTGCAAGGTCTTAAAATAGACGTTTAGGGACGCTCCGTTAAAAGATAGGACTGTTTCTACCGCATCGAGTAAAACCTCTTGTAAAGGGCGGATAACGATGTTATCGAACAGAATAGAAGCGGTCTTTAATTCGTCGGCGTTATTACCAAGTCCGGTTTGGTCTTTAATGCCCAAAAGCATCGGGCTTGTTACCCGGTGGCCTACCATAATCTTCTTGGTGCATTCCTCGGAAAGGAATTGGTACTGCTCGCTTGCGTCCGATAATTGTACGGGTTCGATTGTTGCTGCGAGTTCCTTGTTATCGTTAAATGCAAGGATAAACCGACCCGCATTCGAGCTACCGGAAAACTTATCGGCAATACGTGCCTCGATTAACGTCTGCTCGTCTTCGGTAGGTGTGCCGTTATTAAAGTTAATCAGCATCGACGGAGCAAGTCCGTTCTTGATATTGCTGATATGGTAATTGGCTACCTCCTCCTCTAATTCCGCATACGGAAGTGAACCTTGGTAGTCCGTTGGGGCGTAGTAGTAGTATCCTGCTTTGTAGGGCTTAATGTACAGAATCTCGATTCCTGCTTTGCTCATCCCGTAGGCATCAATACGTACCGGGGTCTCTTTGCGTTGTGCGACCCTATCCCAACTCTTTGCGTAATAGTATGCCGGGATAAACCCTTCTTCGTTGCATTTTTCAGCACGTAAGGTCTCCACCGGAATATGCTCAACCTTAACGATTCTGGAATGGTCTTGGTTGTAGATAACTTGGATAGCGGCATTGCCCATCATTTTGAAGTCGGAAACAACCTTCTTCATACAATCCTTGGTGAACAAGGACATAAGCATTGCGTACTCGTCTGGCTTTTGTGCGGCGTCTGTTGCTGCAAGACCCTTGCCGTAAATCATATCAATAACCCCATTAATAATAGCGTTGTTGGTAGGACTTCCGTTGTACCGGTCAATTAAGTATTGGAAATAATCGTTACCATCTCCGTACTCAATCCAGTTCTTTCCACTAACCTCCTTCACCTGCGGTTTAACGTAGGAGTTCAAGGCCATAAATCTTACATTGCTCATATAATTACGAACGTATTATCTCCTGCGGTTTCTTGGTCGTACACCCCGGCGTTCACGGTGAACTTCTCAAAGTTAGTTTGGTCGGTGCAGAATACCCGGCCTCTGTATATCAAATTTACGCCACTAAACACCTCCAATAGGTAAAAGTTTTGTGCCTTCAAAGTCCAAGCAGCATTCAAGGTCATATACCCGTTTGCGCTTGTAGGTGCGATTGTTTGCGTTTGGGTGGTATTGGTGGATTCGTTCGTTAACCGTGCCGATACAGAAGCAGGAAACGAGCGAGGGATGATTTGCAAATTTTGCGCTGTTGCGCTTGTAGTTAAAATGTTCATCTTACAAATAACTCGTTTGTTGCTTTTTGTTTTAATTAAAAAAGCCACCCCGAAGGATGGCTCTCTTAAATTGACCTTGTTCTGGGTTATTGGCCTCCGTACATTTTACGCATACCATTGATGACTTGACTCAAACGCTGAATCAATTTAACGGAATCTCCCATATCTGGGATTTGGTTATAGTCGGTAATGCCAAGTTGCTTTGCGTCTGCAATAGTAAAAGACAAATCGCTATCGATTGCATCTACTCTTGCTTCTGCTGATTTTAATGCCTGCAAAAACTTTTGCTGCGCTGAATTGATGGTATTCTCCATAGAGCGGAGTTCGTCATCAATCTTTTTCAACGAAACCAACGCTTGTGCTGGTTTGATTGCTGCTAATTCTACCTTTCGGGATTCCATCCCGTTCATAATCTTTAATGCCTTTTCCATAGGTCATTAAAAATCGGAACCAGTTACAATAGTCGAAATACCAGCGGCAGACAAAGTGCCGTCCAAGAAGTTAGCAGGAACCTGCTCTTGTCCGTTCAGCGTCAAGGTGTAACCGGAAAGGTCTCCCATAGCAGCACCGGTAACAATAGTTCCTCCGGTTACTTCGCAACCGTGTTCCAAGCCAGCAACAAAGTAGTTACCATTGTAGTCCTCAACGATTACAATCGGACGTCCGTAAGCCATCAACTTGATTTCCTTGTTTGATTGCTTGCTCAATTTGTGCAAGGTCAAGTTTAAGGTTTGGTCAAAGAACGTAGTTCCGTTTTCACGGCTGGAGGTTACCGCTTGCTCGAACGAGGAGTTACCCTTCAATTCGTATTTGTAAGCCGTTAAACCGCTTCCCAGCGTATCGATAGCGTCTGTATTGGTAACGTCATAAGTTACCGTCAAGCTCTGATAGTTCAGAAAGTAAACCGCTGTGATTCCACCTACAACGTCCTTGCAGGGTTCAATGCGGCCAAGGGATAATGCACAAGCCATTTTGTTTTTGTTTATTAGTTTAAAAAAGAAAGGGGTGGGGCGTCATTACACCACCACCCCTATCAAGGAATTTAAGAACGATTAAGCTCCGTAGTAAACGATGTCGCTACCGATACCGTATTGGATACCAGCGCTCAGGCGCATAATCAAACGGAAATTTTGACTTCCGTCAATGTCAGCCATATCAATCAGGCGAACTTCGTTCTTGTCGCTCAACAAACCGGTACCGAAGAACAAGTTAGACTTCTGTGCGGCAACCATTTTGTTGGAAGACAAACCATTTGCAACGGCAACCTTGATTCCGTCAAAGTACAACTCCTGGTTGTTGAACCAAGTGGTACCAGCATTGTCAACACCATTTGCACCTACTCCGGAAGCAGCAAAGCCACCCAAAGCACGTACGTAGGCCTTAGCCACGTTCTGAGGAACGTACAAGTACAAGTCCTCCTTACCGTACAAAGCAGCAGGGATAGCGTCAACTACCTTACCCAACTCGGTGATTACGTTAGAAGCAGTAACGGTGGTACCGGTTACATCGATAACGTCAGAATCTGCAGCGAACAAGGTTTGGAATCCTGCGAACTGACCGGCAGAAGCGTTAACGCCAGACCAGATGTTTTGCTCGATACGAGCAGCAACACGCTCAGCAGCGTAGGCAACGATGAAGTCAGTAAAAGAAGCAGGTACGTTCTTAAAAGAAGAATAACCCATCTCTACGGCCTGCCAGGTTTGCTCGAAGTCCTTCTTGCACATCTGCAAGTTAACTTGGAACTCTTCCAAGGTCAAAACACGCTCGGTCAAGGTCACGGTAGACGTTGGGTCGAAGTCGCAAGTAGCGTCCTTCAGGATGTCATCGGTAGATACCTTTTGGATAACGGATTTGTAGTATACGTTGGGCATAATCTCGATGAGACCTTTGTCCAAGGTAGGTGCGCTCAAAAGAGCAGCGGCAACGTATTTACCGGCAAATTCGCCAGCATACGTAGTAGTGATTGAAGTGGTCGTAGCCATTTTTTATTTGTTGATTTATTTGTTAATACGGGCAAGAACTCGGTCAAGAGCAGACTCCGGGGCATTCTGTGCGAGGTTCACTCGTGCAGGTGCAGGTGCTGCTTCTGGATTGTGGCGGATGGGCATAGCAGCAGGCATATCGCTAGACATCTCTTGCTTCTTTTTTGCCATTTCCTCTTTGATTGCTGATAACTCAGCTTTCATCTCTTCAATGAGTGGCATAACCATTGCCTTGATTTGCTCTTCCATCGTTGGCTCTACGGCTGCTTCAACCTCGATTTCAACGGATGGTTCTTCTTCTACCTCGGCTGCTGCTTCTTTGATTTCACCGATAACACCTTCTTCGGCTACAACCAAGATGCGGCCATCTTCCATTTGATACTCACCGACTGGGACTGCAATACGGTCTTCCTCTGATACGATGAAAATGGGTTGGCCTGCCTCAAATGATTCAGCTTCCAAGACGGTGCCGTTATCGAGCTTGGCTTGCGCCAACTCAACCTCGGATGTCTCAACTGCGGACAGTTCGGCAAAGAATTTCTGGAAAATTTCTGTTGCTTTCATAATTCAAATTACTCGTTAATTGGTTTTGTTACATTTTTAGGTTGGGACTTTGACGGTAACTCCCACTCCCTGTGCCTGGAGCGAACCATCGCAGCACTTCTTTGAGTAGGTGTTATTCTTGCACAAGCAGCCACGCTTGTCTCCTTTCGGAGAAGAACGGCTAGGGGTCTGTTTCATAGTTTACCTAATTCTTTGAGTTTAGATTCTGACCAACGCTTAGCGGCTAACCCTCCCCATAGTAGGAAGGAAATAGTACCACAAGCAGCGGTATCGCCTTCGTCATAGTACGCCTCGGCACGGGATAGGTACGAGTACATACGTGTAATGGTCTCTACGCTGATAGCACGTCCGTCTGCGAGTTGTTGCGCTCGAATCTTGCCAACTGCCGTAGCGCATTTGTTGCCGCCTTTCTCGTTTAACTCGATTCCTCGCTTTGCGTTGTTGCGTACTGCCTCTGGGTAATCCGTATAGGATTCCATTTCAATTCGCTTCTTGCTCTTCAAACGGCCATCCTTTTTAATCTTGGCGATTATATTAGAAAGCATAAACTCTGCTTCCTCCTCCTCGATGCGCTCCAAATGAGATTCCATCTGCATCTTATCAACGAAGTACCCTTCGATGGAAAAGCCCTTAACACGTCCGGTCTTGACGTAGTTGTTCCAGATATCGTCATTGTTGACCTTCATAGACACCATCCACGTACCCTCTGGCAATTCCAACCCGTAGATAGCGGTTTTGTCTTTTTGCGGGTCTTCCACAATCCAAGACTCAACAACCGATAAACCACTTAACTCGGCAGCGTGTTCGAGGGTAGTGTTGCCTTGGTAACCACGCATCAGGAATAACTCAGACGCCTTGCGTACGGTTTCTTTAGAAAAGTACACGTAGAACTCTTCGCCTCCCTGATTGCGGTAGATGGTCTTATTGGGAATCAAAGCAGCACCCATCAGGATACGCTTCTCTTCGTCTTGTGCTTTGAACTCTACCTCGTACTCTTTTGCCAAGGTGATAAAGTTCTCTTCGATTGCGGGATGTTCAACGATGGAAATAGCGTTGATGCCGTTTAGTCCTTCGGTTTCTTCGAGGACAAGTTCAATTACTTTTTTCATTATCCGAATGTTGCGGTTCTTGCTCGTCTACGTGCTAATTGTTGTGCGCTCGTTACCTCACCTGCTACTACGTATGCTTGGATTGGTTGGTTGTTTCTGCCGTTGATACTTGCGGCTAATTGGTTTACACCACCACGGCCAACCACGTTAAACTGCGGTGTAATAGATGCGCCTCCGGTATCCGGAGCAGATGTATCAGGAGTAGGTGCCTCTGCGGAATCAAACTTCGTAGCGGCAATCTTTGCCACGTTAGCGGCACCGATAATACCTGCGGCAGCAGCATTCGCAACACGTACCGGGAACGGAAGTAATCCATCTGCGCCCTTTGCTCCCAAAGCACCAATAACTGCCGTGTACGTAGCCATTGTAGCATCTGCAATCTGTAATGCTTTGTTTATCTGGAATGCCTTGCGTTGACGTGCTTCGTTACCACCTGCAAACAATTCGGAAATAGTAGTAAGTGCAGAGAACGATTGCTGCGCCAAGTTCATATAGGCATCGTTTACCATCTTACGGTCTTCGATGTCCTTTTGGTTTAGGTCTTTTTTAATCTTGGCAGTCTCGATTGCTGATTCCTGTTCGATTGCTGCTCGCTGATTAATCAACTCATTGTAACGTGCGGTACCCTCTTTCGTTAATGCCAGCTCATCCTCAATAGCGGCCATCCGGGCCGTCTTTAATATCTCGATGTTTTGCAGTTGCACCATTAACCGGTCACGCTCCGAATTCAACAATTCAGCATCAAGGTTTAACTGATTTTCCAACCGGCTCAAATACTCTTCCGTATTGGTGCGCTCAATGTCCTTTTCCTCACGAAGCAACGAGATATAGTTCATCTTCTGCTCTGACCTTTGGCCTTCCAAACGCTCTTGCAGGTCGGTAAGTTCCAAATTCGCCTGAGCCAATGCTACGGCATTCTCCGTGGTTTTGTTAATGTTGTACTGCGCCTGTGCGAAGGCAATCTTCTTTTGAATCTGCTCAGCTTCTAACGTGTATTGCGTTTCCAGAATATTGCCCAATGCCTCATTGGCCTTGATGCGGTCTTCGATAGATGCAAACTCATCATCACGCTGCTGACGTTGAATTTCTGCTAACCTCTGTTGCTCTAACTGAATCTTTTGACGCTTTACATCTGCAAGCGCTGCGGCCTTTTCAAGTTCGGTTAACTTAGTACCTTCTTTAATTGCCTCTTGAACCTTCTTGGTAACACGCTCTGCAATTTTCTGTACTTTCTTCAATCCGCCCTCCTCAACGCCAACAACACCGTCCACAACCTCGCTAAACGCTTCCTTGGCTTGTTTGGCTGCCTCTTTAAAGTCACCGGTGAAAAACGCCA